CATACCGTCCTCGTTCTTCATTTCCGCTCTCACAAACTGTTTGCTGATCGCTGGCTGGTATGCCTCCTCGATGATGCGGACACCCTCCATGAAACGGTCATTGTTGCTTTCTTCCGCAATCTTACGGAGCTGGACGATACGGCTGGCTTTTAACGTGCCTTTGGCATCACGTGCCAGCAGCTTCAAAACCATGCTCACGAGTGATTTCGTTTTAGCATTGTCGGCGAGGCTCTCGATGTATTCTTTCACGATCACGATTCCGTCCTCCACCGTGTCACGGTAGCCGTCCGTCACGTACACTCCGAGAGTGATGCGCTTGGTTCCCTCCGAATTGGTAAAGGTATGGCTGCGCTGGTCATCCTTTACGACTTTCAGAACCTCGCATTTCATGTCAAGGATACTCTTAAAGTTCTCCAGCACCGTCTTTTTGGTTTCCTTGATATCCTCACTCAAGGAGAGGAGTACCGGGATTGCGCTGTTCACTTCATCATCCACCATTTGGCGGTACGTTTCACGTTCGGCTTTCGCCTTTTCCTGAGCCTCTTTTTTGGCCTTTTCTTTACGGAAAGCCTCGAATTGAGCCTTTTCCTCTGCCGTCATTTCAACGGTCTGCTTTTCTTCAATCTGTGCCATAATATCACATTTTAAATGGTTTATAAATAAGTTAATTGAGTTCTTTCTTTGCTTTCTGCATATCCTTTTGCCGGATGGAGCGGATCCGGAGCAATACCGCATCCAAATCATCAGCGGACAACTCCCTGAATTTCTTTCCTGCGATACGAACGCCCAAACAAAAGTTATCCACCGCCGCCCAATTTGCCGTATCAATACCCATCAACTGCATTTGGTGGAGAACGGCAGAGCGTTTCTTTTTCAGAACCTCGTAACTGACCGGACGGCTGGATCCGGTCTGCTTCTCCATCTCCCGTATCATCGAGTTATATTCACTCAAAGTCATTTCTCTCAGTGAGTCCGTCCGCCCATTCGTAAAGCTGGATACAAGCTGCAGCTTTA